GAATAGACTGGTCTAACGGAACAGTTTATGATCATTATGATGATTCTTACTCGGCGACCAACTTGGCTAATTCTGGAGCTTCTTCCCTTGAAACTGCTAAGTTCTATATCGTTACTTCTTCTAATAACGTTTATAAATGTCTAAACAATAACAATAATTCTCCGTCGCTAATCCAACCGTCTAATACAGATAATCTACCGTTTAAAGAATCTGATGGGTATATTTGGAAATACATGTATTCCATTCCGCTAATACTCCAACGAAAATTTATGACTCCGGCTTTCATTCCGGTTACAACTTCAATGTCCTCTCGCTATTATAACAATGGCGGAATCGACAATGTAGTTGTATTAAATGGAGGTTCTGGTTATCATCAAGATTTAACTTCAATTAGTATTGTTTCTTCTACAGGTAAAGATGCCGCGATTCGCGCTGATGTTGATAATATAACAGGAGCAATTACCGGCGTCATTATCGACGATCCAGGAGAAAGCTATCTTGATGTAGAATATCAAGTTTTAGATTCTCATGAAACTGATCCTGGATCTGGCGCAATATTAACTTCATCAACAGATTTTGGTACGGTAACGACTCAACAATCTAATGTTGAATTATCTGCGACCAATGGTAGCATAGAACATATTAAAGTTGAAACCAAAGGGGTAGATTATGTTTTTAATACTCCGGAGGATCTAATAAATTGTATTACAGTAACAGGCGATGGACAAGGTTGTACAGCAATTCCTGTATTAAACTCGTCTAATCAAATTGAATCCATTACAATCACGAATTCTGGTTATGACTACACTTTTGCTAATATCACTTTCTCTAATTCTATTGGACACGGCGCATCCGCCCGCGCAATTATTTCGCCGTTTGGTGGCCATGGTAAAAACGCTATTAAAGAACTGTTCGGAAATCGTATCCTTTTCTCTACTTCTATTCATAAAGATAACATAAATGGGTTTGTCATTGATAATGATTACAGACAATTCGGTATCATTAAAAATCCAATGGGAGCAGATTCTTTACCTTATTCTGGAATCATCGGAACGCCTTGCTATTCAATTTCTACTACAGGTCTATTCTCTTTATCCAATTATCCTAATGATACTATTCTTAATCTAACAACTGGATCCCATTCCGGAAAAGAATTCGTTGTTATCGCCGCTAAATCTAATACAAATGGTGGTTCTCTTTTGGTCCAACCTAAAGATAATGCTCCTTTAGCGGTAACTAATTCTTTATCTGTAACCACTAATCCTAGTATCATTTTCAGAATTGATAGTTTAACTATTCCTTCTATTAACCCGTTTAGTGGAGATTTACTTTACATTGATAATAGACATTCTTTCTATCAATCTAATGAACAAACTATCTCTCTACAAACCACAATTAAATTTTAATTATCTGAAACTAAATAATAGTAATTCATAAACCAGAATAACAAAGAGAATAGAATATGCCAATGAATTTGAATATAGATCCTTATTATGATGATTACGATTATAAAAAAGGGTTCCACAAAATATTGTTCAAACCTGGAGTTGCGGTTCAAGCTCGCGAATTAACTCAAATCCAATCCCTTCTTCAAAATCAAATCACTAAATTTGCTAATCATATTTTTGAAGATGGGTCTGTTGTATCTGATGCCAATCATACCATTGATTTTAATGTTTCGTTCTTTAAAATTGATAATGCATTTAATTCAGGCTCTATCGTCTTTAATGATGATTTAATCGGTAAAACTATCGTCGTTAACAATAACGATCTAGTTAATCCTGATAACAGAAAATTCTTTATCAAAGCGATTACCCAACAAACGACCAAAGATCCAAAAACCATTTATGCCACTTTAATGTCTGGTGGCTCTGCTGGGGATTCATCTAAGTTTGTATCTAATTCTGTTAGATTAGACGTTTATGCTTCCTCTAATCCGGTAATCGGTACCGATACATCGTTGTATTCTTATACGACCGTTTCCACCGGAACTGCTTCCGGCACTTCTATTCTATTCGGAATAGATGAGGGCGTCTTTTACTCCAAAAATTCGTTTGTGTTCTGTCCTCAACAAACTCTAGTTGTATCCAAATATTCTGATAAAGCATATACGGGTACGATTACTGCGTCTACCAGTTCTACTACAGTCACTGGTGTAGATACAGCCTTCTTAACTGAAGTCCAAATCGGCGATTCAATTTATACTTCGGATAATAAATTAATTGGCTCTGTCGATACAATTATTGATGACACTCATTTAACGTTAAAACAAAACTCCAATACACTAATAACGGAAGCCGCGAATTATAATGTCCCGCTTTCTGCTGTTATTGGTTTAAAAACAGTAGAATCAATTATCACTTCTGATACAGATTCAACTCTATTAGATCCTTCTTTCGGCTCTTATAACTATGCTGCTCCTGGAGCGGATAGATATTTCATATCACTCCAAGCTGTAGCACTTTCTTATCATGAACAATCTTTACAGTCTGAAGATTTTATTGATATTTGCCACATCAAAGATGGTGTAGTAGAATCAGACCAACGTTTACCTGTTTATTCTAATATCGCTGAAACGTTCGCAAGAAGAACCTATGATGAATCTGGCAATTATATTGTTAATGGTCTATTACCCACAGTAAAAGCCAATCCAGACGAATCATTATTAACCTTAAATGTTGCCGCAGGTAAAGCCTACGTCAAAGGGTATGAAATTGAAAAAAACGGTGTTACTTCTATTGAATTAACCAAACCAAGAACATACACCACTGCTCTTGATTATACTATTCCGACACAATATGGAAATTATATCACGGTTAATTCATTAGCAGGTAGCCTCCCAGATATCGCCGCTTCTGCCAAAATTAATCTATACTCCATATCAGATACCATTATTGGGTCTGCTAGAGTTATTAATTTAATACCAGTTTCTTATGGTTCTTATAAATTATACCTAGATGATGTTATCCTAGATAAAAGTCCAATTTCAGATGTAACTCATATCATAGAAATTACAGGCAAATTCTCGGCAAATTTAACTGAATCTAAAATCACTGATACCAACAACAGATTATTAGTATTCTCTATTCCTTTAGGTAACATTAAAACGGTTAATGGAGCTTCTTATACCGGATCTAAATTATACAAATCTGTTCCTATTTACGGCGGCGTCTGCTCTATTACTTCTGATTCGTTAACTAGAGATTTCGTTCCTTCGTCTGGTTCAGAAAACAATATCAACTATACCATTGCGTTGACTACGCTTTCTTCTGGCGAATATACCTTAAACTCTATTTTAGATTTATCTGCCGTTGATATTACAGTTGATACAAATCCTGATACAAATTCATCTGCTTCATTTAATTTCCATGATTCCAGTTTTAATGGTCTAGTTGATATCATCGCCACATTAAACATTTCTGGAGCCGCCACTAGAACTAGAACGTTAGTCCCTAATTATGGCAAAATTGTATCGTTCGGCAAAGATGAAATTAAAAACCAATCTTTAGGCGTTTCTGATATCAATAAGTTCGTCGGAGCCTTCGATGCTGCGGATAAAATATATCAAGGAATGTACGATCCTTTAGTTTCTTATGGTACCAATTCTGTAGTAATTAAAGATGGGAAATTATATGATATCTTAGGGACTACATTAGGAACGACTGCTTATGAGAATATTGGTTCTAAATTTGTAATTAATGATGGACAAACTGATTCGTTCTTTGGTAATGGATCTATCAATAGAAAATCTGATTTTAGCTCTAGCATTTCAGTTCTTGTTATATTCGATTACTATATCCATTCTGGTGATGGTCCAATTGTAGTCAATAATGTTATTGGATCCGCTTACTCTAACATCGGGTTGTTCTCTGATAGCGTTTCCTTCTCAACTTATAAATTAAGAAATTGCCTTGATTTTAGACCTGTTGAAAAAGAAAATAATACCGGCTTCAGCAACTTCATTCTCCCTCATGGAAATGCAATCATTGATGTTGATTATTATTTGGGCAGAATTGATAAGGTATTCATAGATAAAACCGGTAAACTTGATAAAATTGAGGGTATCCCAGCAAGGCAACCTAAATCTCCGGCGTCTAATCCTGATGCCATGGATTTATGCTCTATCTCATATGAACCTTATACAGATAATGAAACTTCATTGAAATTAACGTTAGCTAAAAATAAACGTTATACCATGAAGGATATAGGCGATCTTGAAGGTAGAATCGAAAATGTAGAATATTATACTTCGTTATCGATGTTAGAGAAAGAAACCTCATCTAAAACATTTACAGATGATAATGGTGTTCCTTTATTCAATAATGGATTTTTAGTGGATTCTTTCCAAGGCAAGAATGTTGCTGACGTTACCAATCCGGATATGCGTTCTGATATCGATTACGATAAAAATGAATTAAGACCAAGATTCTTTGTTAAAACTGCTCATGCTAATTTAACAACCACAGGAACGGGCATAAATGAGAATACAATCAGTTTACCTTATACTTCAACCAAATTAACTGGAGTGAGTTCTTATTCTTCTACTGTTTCTGTTAACCCTTATAATGTTATTACAAGTTCTGGTTCTGCTACTCTTACACCAGATACCGATCATTGGGTTAAAGAATTGTTACCTGTTAATGATTCAGAAACAATCAGTAAATTAGCTGGCAGTTCTGATATCATGCCAGTTACGGTTTGGAATGCTTGGGATCCAAAAGGCGTTAACAATGCTCTATCTACTTCTGCTGTAACAAGCGCAAATTCTGATTTCGTTAACATTGCTACTTCTCAAAATAAAATTGTCAACGGAACGACTTATAACTTCACTAAGAATATTATTCCGGTAACTAGAGAAAGGGTAATCCAATTTAAAGTATCAAATATGTTACCTGATACCATATTGTATTATTTCTTCGGTAATGAATTACAATTAGATGGATTTGTAACAGATGAAACTGGGTCTACCTTCTTATCGGTTAATCCTTCAACAGATTCGTCCGGTAATGCCACAGGGTATATTGTTATCCCTTCTGGTAAAGAAGGCTCTACTTTTGTTATCACATTCTGTAATACTCCATCTGGTAAGGCTTATTCTTCGTCTTTTGTTTCTGTTAACTATTATGTGGATATGGCAGCAAAATATGCTGATGTTAAACCTATCTCTATCGTTACAGGAGACCAAATAGGCGAAGCCACTATCACAGAATTGAAAGTTCCTAAACCCACAGCAACTTATACCATAGAACCAACAAGTTATGTTATAAGTGAAGGGCAAACATTAACTTTCAAATTTAAAGCTCAAAATTACGATTTAAAGGGCAACTTCATCGGAAATGTAGTAACAGATGGGGGTAACATTACCTTTACAAATAAAAGTGTAAATGGAACTGTTATTTCTTCTTTATCAAGTTTTGAGTTTAATGTAGATTCTGATGGAATAGCCACAATTAATTTGACTATTGCTGATGATGGGGTTTCTCAACCTGAACGGAAAATTACTTTATCTGTTACAATTAATAATAAATCTAATAGAACAGCGGCTAAGTATCCGGAATTCTTATTTGGGTCTATATTCTCTAATTCAGTTAAAGTATTAAACCCAATCAAAACAGAATATTCAGTTGTTGCTCCGGTTTCTGTCGGGGTAAACGATATGTTAAATGTAACATTCCAGTCTAATAACGCCGAAGCGGATATTCCTATTTCATATAAAGTTTATAGAAGAATCGGAACGTCATCTGAAGTTGATGTGACATCTAGTTTCACTTCTCCTTCTAATCCGTTTAATACATCTAACGCTAATCCTATCCATACAATTGTTAGGGATATTAATCAAGATAGCTCATCAGGTGAAACTCTATACAAAGATAAAAATGGTAATTATAGATTTGTATTTACGGATAATAAAGGGAATTCTAAAGAGTCTAATGTTAAAGTTAATGGGTTCTTTGACACCAAATATTATAACTTATCCAATAATTCATTTGCCTCTAACGTTAAACAAGGCTCAACTGTAACGTTTACGTTAGATACAAACCATTATACAACCAATCCTGATATTGATACAATACCATTCGTTATTACATCAGATGGAGTTGATATTTCTACATTGGGCAGTCAGTACACAGTTAGTCCTTCTATTTCTTCGTTTACTGGAACTGTTAAAAGCGTTTCTGTTACTGTTTCAAATAGTGTAGCTTTAACTAAAACAAAACTGTTGAAATTAGAATTAACTGGTAGTGCTAAGGGTAAAGGATCAACTTCGGTTTGTTATATCCAAAATAATTCTGATGATGTAACAATAACTGCGGATAAAACCGCTTATGCCAGCATTGGGGATAACCAAACTATTAATTTTACAGTTACATCTAGTTATGGTTCTGCTGCGGCTGGATTTAAAGTATCAGGAATCGCTGTATCCAATTTATCCTCAAATGAATATACCCTAAGCGCGACTTCTGGGGTATTGAATTCTTCTGGTTCGTTCTCATTTTCTTTAACAGGAGCGGCTCTAAGAACTGCTAGGGTAGATAAAATATTCGCTGTATCTTTATTGTATAATAATGCTAATACGATAACATCTAGTCCATATACCTTAGCATCATCTGGGGGAGGGGTTCCAGGAAGTTCGGGAGCTACAGCTGCTGTTGTATTCAGAAATGACGCAAATACAGCAGATGTTACTAACCTTCAGAAAGATATTAATACAGGCGTTTTCCCTCCTGTTAAGTTAAAAATCACTTTAACTGGGGTAAAATTATCAGAAACGTTTACCGTACAAATTGCCGCTCCTTTACAACCTGGAGTTCCAAGACAGATGTCTAATACAATGGTGTTTGACGTAACTGGAATTCCCATTTTTGTCACTAGAGGAATTTATAATATATACGATGTTTATTCATTAACGTTAACGGGTCAACAATTACTTGACAATAATTACCTATTGCCTGTTAAATTTAGTTTTTATTGTCCAGAAAATTATGAATTGTTAGCTGAAGTTAAGGCTGTAACTCGTGATGAATTGGTAGGAACTGCGAATTTATTGTTACAGAAACCTTCTAATATATTCACAATTGCTTCTGATAGACGAGCATTAGATGTTTGGTCTACAGCAACTTATACCGTTAAAACGCCTAATGAAAAAGTAGCAAAAACTCTTAATTGGAGTATTACCCTTGGAGGGAGCAAAAAAAATGACACAAATAAAGCGAACTATTTTGACGCTGTTTCTGGAACGGTATCTTTGCCTGCTTCTAGTGTTGAAGGAGGAGCTTCTGTAAATATACCTTTAACAAGAAACGGCACGCAAATGCAATCTCCAGTAGACATTATGTTGACTGTAGCCGATCAAAGTGGAGTAACGTTAACAGGGTATAATTGGCAAACTCGTATGTGTATGATATCTGAGTCTATTACTAAATTTACTAATATTACATTTTATGACGAAAATGGAAACCAAGCTAATAGCCTAAATTTATCTGATAAACTGTATCCGTGTAAAGTAGAAATATATGCTCCGCTACTTCTACAAGGGGATAAATTATCATATGCCATAGGTGTTGGCGTGAATAATAAGTATAAGCCACTTTTAGATTTATTTACGACAAATAGTTCGACTTCTCCGGTTCCTGTTATAGAGATTAAAGACCAAATTCTTGATTCTAATAAAAAGGTATCTACGACATTTTGGATTAAGAAAAATATGATTTCTGTCGCAAAATGTTTCGTTGACGTAAATGTAAAATCTTATACACATAACTCTATAACCAAACAATTGACTTCAGAGTCTGCCAATATAGATGTATTAACTACAGTAACATCTACGACTGTACAAGATTCTTTATCTTTGTATAGAAAATATTATACTGGAGAAACCGCGTTTTCTATTTTAACCGGCGAAGATTATAATTTATTCGTTGATACAACGTTTAATATAACAGCCACGGATAAAGTATATCTTGCCGTTTCGCCTCATGTCGCTAATACTACTACGTTATCTACTTCTAATTTCACTATTAAATATGGAGTAGTTACTGTCACTGGAGTTAGTACAAAACCTTATACTTCGTATCAAAAATTTAATGATATATTGAATTCTAATACCACATTGTTATATGATGTTACGGGTATTGCGTCAGATAGACTAATTAATTTCAAACTTAATTCAGGATCTATCACAGCTAATGATAAAGTCAATTTATTATTATACATTGTTAAAGATGCATCAACGACTTGTAATTGGTATGTTTCTCCCTCAGTAATAGCTACTCTTGCTCCTGCTGCGGTTAAATCTTATACTCCGTCTGCTCCGTTAACTATCTTTAATGGTAAATCTAGTACAATGGAATTCTCTCCAATGAATTTTACCAGTGGAGATACTCATACATTAAAATTACCTTTATCTGGATTAACATTAGCAAATGACGTAAATGTTACTGTAAATGGAACGCAGATTAGCGCAATTAGTAGTACAGGAGTTCTAACTCCGTCTGTGACTTTATCTGGAAACAATAAAGTAACAATCTCGGTTACTTCTAAATCTTCTACTTCTGGTACAATTGATGCTGTTATTAATAACGTTGCTGATTCTACGATTACTTCTACTACACATATTGATACCAATAAAGGTATTACAATTGAGGCAGATAAAACTGTAAATGAAGCTCAATATTGGGAAGTTAATGTTACTCCAAGATTAACGGATACCACATATCAAGTTGGTGTGTTTGATTATTCTTCTGGTTCTTATGTTGCTATTTCTGGGATAACTTATACCAAATTAGACGGAACCACATTAACTCCATCATCTAATTTGATTACGTTTAATAGCTCAAATTTATCGGCTAATAATGTTGCTAAGTTTAAATACAATATTCCTACTGGGTTTAATCCTTTAACAGATCCAAAAGCATGTAGAATTAAATTTGTTGGTTC